GGCCATGTCTGGTGCAATGGTGTTCTCTATCACGAAGACACTGGTGCTCCGGCGGCATGGCTGCTTTATACCAGCTTGCCAAACCAGACAATTTCGCGTTCCGTCGAAACAAAAGAGTTCCTGGCAGAAAACATCCTTCACGTCATAATGAAGGACCAGGCCGAACAACGACGTGGCTATCCGTTGCTGGCTCCTACGATCCCGCTTGCCGGGGATCTGAGGCGATATACAAAGGCCGTCGTCGCCGCTGCTGAACAGGCCGCGAACATCTCCGCAGTCATGCAATCCACCGCGTCTGACGGCCTGGCGGAAGAGTGTGCAGCCATGGACGAAGTGCAGATTGCGCGAAACGCAATTCTCACCCTCCCAAAAGGATGGACAACCAACCAATTCAAGCCGGAACAGCCGACGAGCACGTATAAAGAATTCAAGGCAGAGCTGTTGGCCGAGGTTGGACGTTCACTGTTTATGCCGTTTCTCCTGGCCGCCGGCAACGCTTCTGGATACAACTATTCATCTGGACGACTCGATCTTCAAGATTGGTGGAAGACTCTCGAAATCATCCGGCAGATGCTCGCCAGGCGAAAGTTGGACCGTATTCTTACGCGTTTCCTTCAAGAGGCCGTGTTGATTCCAGGACTGGTTAAAGGATACGGCGCCAAACTCCAGTCGTATGGTTTGCATCGGTTGCCGCACTGCTGGAACTGGCCAGGGCATGAGCACGTTGACCCGATCAAGGAGGCCAATGCACAGACGGCGAGATTGGTCAATAACACTACGACACTGGCTATTGAGTGGGGCCGACAGGGCAAAGACTGGGAACGCGAACTGGAGCAGATTGCCCGTGAAAAGAAAAGGATGGATGAACTTGGATTGACCGATGCAGAATCGATGCCAAACAATTCTGTGAGCAATTCAGACCTTGACAATCCTGAATTAATCGAGGAAATGACGAATGAATAATCCGATCTACATGCAACGCAACCTCCCGGTTGATGGTTTGCAAATGGTGCGTGCAAGCGTTATCCGAGAAGGAACTATCAACGAAGAGGCACGCAGTATTGATGCCGTCATCGCCACTGAGGAAGCCGTGTTGGCATGGGACGTAAATAGATGGGAGCCGGTGCTTGAGATCCTGCGAATGGATGGAGTGAGCTTCCCGTCTCAGGTTCCGCTTCTCGACACTCACGACCGATCCAGCATCAGAAACCAGATCGGTTCCACTCGGAATATTCGAGTCGAGGGAACACAACTGGTCGGAACGAATTTTTACGCTGATGACACGGAACTGGGCAAGCATGCTTGGGCCCTTGTCAAAGGCCGGCACCTCACGGATAATTCCATCGGTTACCAGGTAACAGCACATCAGACCCTTGAGCCTGGCGAGTCCGCTATGGTCAATGGTCGAGCCTACACCGCTCCCGCAAATCGTGCGCTCCGCGTCGCGACTGCATGGGTAGTGCGGGAAAACTCCAACTGCCCGATAGGTGCCGATGCGACAGCAAAAATGCGGGCTGCAATCAATCCACAACAAAACCCAAAAGGAGATCAGATCATGATCAACGAAGAACATCAGGCTGATAGCCTGGCCCAAGAAGAGACCGGCACCCGTGCCGCCGTCAACGAACCCGTTCAACCTGCCATCGACCCCGCCGTATTGGCCGCTGCTCGCAATGTCGCGCAGGCCGAATACCGCGCCGCCGTTGAGGCCGAGCGCCAGCGGTCCGCCGCCATCCGCACGGCCGCTGAAGGGCTGGAAATCCCCACCGCGACCGTTGAACGTTGCATCGCCGAAGGCATGGACGTTACCCGCGCTCAGGCTGAGTTCCTTACGCACGTGCGGACATCCCGCCCGTCCGGGATCAACGTCATGGTCAATCAGTCCCAAAGCGTCAGCGCTCGCCATCTCGAAGCGTCCCTCCTGTTGCGCTCCGGAATGAGCGAAGACGTTGCGGTCAAGAGCCTCGGCGGACAAGACGCCGCTCAGACTGTTGATGTTGCTGGCCGGACACTGCGCAAAATCTCGATGCTGGACATGTTCCGCATGGCCATCCAGTTGGAAGGCCGGCAGGCTCCGGCTGATCGTGATGAGTGCATCCGCGCCGGGTTCTCCACTGGTTCGCTCTCCGTCATGCTCGGCAACGCCGCCAACAAGATGGTAATGAAGGGGTTCAATGACGCCCCCGAAACCTGGCGGAACTGGTGCTCGATCCATTCTGTCAGCGACTTCAAGAGCACACCGGTTGTGCGTTTGAACGCTCTCGGACAGCTTGAGAAGCTCGGCAATGGCGGTGAAGTGAAATACTTGAGCCGCAGTGAAGAGTCCGCCAATTTGAAGGCGGACACCTACGCCGCGAACTTCGGCATTACCCGTCAGGATGTCGTCAACGACGACCTCAGCCTGTTCAGTCGGATCATGCCGACCCTCGGGCGCAAGGCCAGCCAGCGCGTCAGCAAACTGGTCTATACCGTCCTGCTCGCGAACAAAATGAGCAACGGCAGTACCGACATGTTCAGTGCGACCGCGCACACGACCGCCGCCAGCAGCACGGACTACATCGTGAATTACGAAAGCCTCTCGCTGAGCTATGAGCATCTAGCCACCGCACTCAGTTACTTCCGCAAGTTCCGCGACCAGGCAGGCGAGCCGGTTGACCTGGAACCCGCGTTCCTGATCGTGCCGCCCGAACTGGAGAGCACCGCCCGCGAACTGACTGAATCCGAAGTGATGATCGTCACCGCGTTGGGTGCAACCAGTGCCGCCGCCAAGGCCGGCCAGCGTAACGGCGTGTACCGTGGGCTCAAGACGGTCGTCGAAAGCCGGCTGTCGAACGCCCTGTACACTGGTTACAGCGCATCTGGTTGGTATCTGGCGGCCAACCCAGCGGACTGCGACAATATCGGCGTGTGCTTCCTGAACGGAGCACAGGGGCCGATCCTGGAACAGTTCTCCGCCGGTCCGGATCGTGACGGTATCGTCTGGCGCGCGCTGGAAGATGTCGGGGCTGCGGCCATCGACTTCTACATGTTCAAAGGCTGAAAAATAAGCCGGGGTTGCAATCGACCCCGGCAACTCAACAAAATCAAAGGAAGGAAATCATACCATGAGTGAAGCAACCTATCTCGCGAAGGGCGACGTCTTCGAAATGACCGCCGCCGCTGACGTGACCTCTGGCGAAATCCAGAAAATCGGGAACCTCGTAGGCGTGGCCGTGGCAGATGCCGAGGAAGGTGAGATCGCCGTATTTACCATTGCCGGCATTGTCAAAGGCACGTTCACCGCCGTGGCTCAGGGAGCCAATGCTGGCGATCCAGTTTGGTTCGACGCGTCCGCCAACACGTTCTCCATCGTGCCGCAGTCCGCCGCCGGTGATGCGTTCGCAGGTGTTCTGGCCGCTGCCATGGCTGCCAGTGCGACCAGTGGCCAGGTGGACCTCAACGTTCGCCCGGTCGATATCCCAATTGATATCATCATTGGCAAGGCTTACGAACTGAAGACTGACGACTACACAGTTGACGCGGAGGATACCGGCAAGGTTCTCTGTCTGGCGACCGATGCAAAGACCTTCACGCTTCCCGCGACCGCTGCCGGACTGGAAGTCATCCTGGTCAACCTGTCCACCGATGCTGGCGCTCTGATGAGCGTAAGTCCCAACGCATCGGACAAGATCATGGGTCCGGACGTGGCTGGTACGGACAACAAAGACTACCGTAACACCAAGGCCACTCAGGTGCGGTGGGATTACCTCCACCTGATCGGCGACGGATCTACAGGCTGGTACGTCAAGAGCCAGCGCGGCATCTGGGCGCAAGAGTCGTAACTATCTCCTGTTGTATTCCTCGCCGTCAGCAATGGCGGCGGGGGATTTTAATCTATCATCAATCAGGAGGATACGATGTCACCCAGTCAATATCCCAATTTTGTGGCTCAGCCGGTTTTGGCGGCAAGCAAAAAAGCCGCTGTCAACGCGACGAAAACCTATGCCGGAATCACAGGCGATGACTTGCCTGCTGGAACCCGCATGTTGAGAGTCTGCAACGAGAGCGATACTACCGTTCGGTTCAATATCGGCGCTGACGCAGATGCCAACTGCGCAGGTATTCCACAGTTGCAGACACGTGAATTTTGGGGCAGTGAAGCAGAACTTGCCACGCTCCAATTTTACACAGGTTCCAGTGAAAAAAACGTGTCGTTCGAGGCTTACAAATTCTGATGTCGGCCTTTGATAACATCAAAGCGATGATCCTTCAGTCTATGCTCACTGCTTCGACTGACAGTAATTCCATTGCCGAAGATGTTGTGTACACGCCAGCAACAGGCCAGGCACGCACGATACGGGCTCTGGTGCAACGCAGACAGCCGGAGGCATACGGAAATAGCCTATCCACTGTTATCGTCGTCACAGTGGCCAATGACGCGAATCTTGGAATAAGCTCCGCGTCTGTGAATGCCGGCGCAGATAAACTGACCGTATCAGAACGGCCAGGAGAAACGGCAGAAGCGAGGAACATCGCACGGATCACAGCCAACAATGCAGCATATCTCACGTTCGAACTCAGATAATCATAACCTCAAGGAGAAATCACAATGAAACTGAAAATGTCAGAAGTGCTTGAACTGGCGGAAGGCATCAGACTGCTTTTGGAAAGGTATGAAAACGACCCGGTCATTTCCCGGCGCCTGGTGAAAAATCAGAAGGCACTCCGCGCAGATATTGAGGCGTTCGAGGACGCCAGGAAAAAGCTCATTGACAGGTTTGGGAAGAAGAGCGAAACCGGAGAGATCGTTCCGACCGCAGACGGGAAAGGCATTGTCCTTGCGGATCCAAAGGCGTTCTCCGAAGAGATCAAAAAGCTGATGGACGATGAGACGGAAATTTCCGAACTGCTCACCGTCAAAATTTCCCGGCTCAGTAAATGCGTCGGTGCAATTATCTCCGCCATTTCGCCCATCATTGAGGATGACGTCACCGAGTGAACATCACCGTCAAAACGTCTGGAGTCGCAGAGGCACGCGCGGCACTGGCCGGGCTGTCAGAACGCAAGATTAGAATGATCATGCGCCGCAGTTCTTCCAGGGCCGCCGCGTCAACTCGTGCGCTGGTCGTTAAGACCGTGACCGGACGTTTTGGGTTGAAGGCTTCTACGATAAAGGGTAAGCGATTGGTATCATTGTCCAAAATTGGCAACGGGATGAAAATCAGTATAAAAGCTACCAGAGTCCCGGCGATATTATTCGGAGCTAAACAGACTTCCGAAGGCGTGTCCGCGATGGTTGAGAAAGGCCGGCGAGAGGTCATTAAATCCGCATTTATCGCGACCATGCCACGAGGACATATGGGCGTATTCCAGCGTCGCGGGAAAAAGCGTCTGCCAATTGACGAACAGTTTGGGCCGTCACTCATTACGATGTTGCAGGTTGCCGGAAAGTCTGTCCAAAGCGTTGCAGATCATGCACAACGGGAACTTGACAAACGCGTCAACCACGAATTAGACAGGGCATTGAGGGCATAATCCGATGGCAATCCCGATATCAGCAATCATCCTAAACCTTATCCAGTCCGCTATGGAAGGCGTGACTGTGGCCAATGGCTATCAGGTGACGGTTGCTGAGGTCTATCGAGTGACGACGCTCGGAGGATACAGCCGGACCCCGCCAGGGAGCTACATCGTACAGATGGTTGTCGGCGACGATCAAAGGGCCGAAGAACTGGACATTCAAGGGGCGGATCCGGTTATAGCCTGGCGCATGCCGATTGAATTGGGTTTGATCTACAGGCCGAGCGATACGAACACAACGCCCATTGATCAGATCCTCAGACAGTTTCTCGCGGACGTTACCAGGGCCGTCATGGAAGACCCGCAATGGGAACAATACGCCATGGATACGACGCTTGGACCGCCGCAAGCCTGGGCAAATCAGGAGGCCGGAGAAGTCGGGTACACGGCGAATATGTCCGTGGCGTATCGGGTGAAAGAAAGCGACCCATACCAACTGCCAAGCAATCCGCCGGCATGGACCATGATTTTAGACGGCGGACATGCCGATACTGAAGAATACGACCTAATCATTGAGGCCAACGGAATATGAGCATACCAGTAAAATACGCAAAGATGCGGCTGCACCGCGACACAACCGCCAATTGGGAAGCCGACGACCCGATTCTTGACGATGGCGAGCTTGGACTGGAGCAATTGATCACGGGGAAATATGCATTGCGAGTGGGCGACGGAGAATCGACATGGACGGAGCTTGGCGACAATGTATATGAGACCGTGGCATGGGCCGCTCTAACAGGCGTTCCCGACAACGTAGCGTACCTTTCGACCGCTACCAGGGACGCAAACACGATCTACGCCGGCCCTACCGCCGGAGCGGCTGCCGCGCCTGCTTTCCGCGCTCTTGTTGCCGCCGATATACCGAGTGACGAGATCAAACTGGATGACCTCGCGGCCCCTGACGACAACACGGACCTGAATGCCGGCACTGATAAGCATGGGCTATTGCCAAAGCTGGGAGGTGGCACAACCGACTTCCTGCGAGCGGACGGCACTTGGGCGGAACCACCAAGTGGCGTTAGCTACGACACTGTTTTATTTGTGTCGAAGGAAGGCAGCGACGACAACGATGGCAAAAGCGAAGCAACTGCATTTCTGACTATTAGTAAAGCCTTGGAAAATTGTGCATCTGGTGATGTGGTTTATGTTTTAGATGGAGAGGTCTACGAAGAAAGTATAATCATACCTACAATGGTAATTGTAGATATGAGAAACGCTAGATTGCGTGGACAAGTAACTCTAGCGACCAATGCAAAAATTTTCATGTTGGGACATCGCCCATCTGATGATAACGAGATAATGGTTAGTTGTATCGGTACGGGCGGCTCTGTCTATACTTGTTATGCTGGG